GGTATCTTGCTCCTAACCGACATGCAGAAACTTGAAGTAAAGGCCGTAATCAGCCGCTTCGGAGGGCGTTCTACCCTCTGGCGCAAGCTGGGTGCTGCCGGTCACAAGATCAACATCAGGGCCATCGACCAGTGGGTCGCTCGCGAGAATATCCCGACCGTGTGGATCATCCGCTTGCTAGAACTCGCCGGTAACGAAGGCTGGAACTTCAGCATCAAGGACTTTCTTTCCCCTACCAACAATGGACTACATCAAGACTAAGACCACCTCCGACCTTCGCAAGATGGTCGCAGAAATCAACGAAGTGAGCGCCTTACACAAGGCGACCATCGAAGCGATCTACGCAGAGCTCCTGGAGCGCTACGGCAAGACCTTCCAGAACGAACTTGCCGAAGCCGGCAAGCAAGACGGCGAAATGACCCGCGACATTGACGGCCAGCGCCTCACCTTCGCCATCAAGGCCAAGGTCAAATGGGACTCCAGTAAGCTCCAAGAGGTCGCTGCGACCCTTGACCCTGCCCTGGTCTACAAGGTCTTCAAAATCGAATTCTCGGTGCCTGAGCGCACCTTCAAGGCCATGACCGACGATAAGTTGGTTATGCAGTTGACTGAGGCCCGCACCGTAGAATACACCACCCCGAAGATCGTTTTCTCCAACTAACAAACTTTGGGGAAGTCAGGATAGAACGGGTGCAGTAATGCCCCGCATGCTCAGGATCGTTTTGGCATTGTTGATTCCCACGGCTTCCCCTCCCCTCTCCCACCATACCGATACCATGATTAAAATCATCAAAGCCAGCGACCGGCTCAAGGCCGCTACCAAAGTCAACATGCTCATCTTCGGCCCTTCTGGGGTCGGCAAGACGACGCTCGCACGAACGCTCAATCCGGCCACGACTCTGTTCGTGGACTTGGAGGCAGGCACCCTCGCCATCCAAGATTGGCCCGGTGACGTCATCGACGTCCGCGCCACCGCCCAGGAGTTCGGTCGCTTCCCATGGGAGATCGCGCGCGCGCTCGCCCTCTACATCGGTGGCCACGACCCCAGCGATTCCGCCGGCAACTACTCCAAGCCGAACTACGACGCCGTTGTCGAAGCGTTCAAGGATATCAACCTCCAGAAGTATGACACGATCTTCGTGGACTCTATCACCGTTGCCTCACGCGAGTGCTTCAAGTGGGCTGAGAAGCAGCCCGAAGCCGTCTCTGAGAAGACCGGTAAGCCCGACACCCGTGGCGCCTACGGCATCCTCAAGAAAGAGATGATGCGTTGGACCACCCACCTTCAGCACTGCAACAAGTCCGTCATCATGGTCGGCATCCTCAACCGCGAAGAAGATGATCTCAAGCGCGTCACTTGGTCTCCCCAAGTCGAAGGCGCTGCCACCGGTCGCGAACTCCCCGGCATCTTTGACCAGGTGATGACTCTCCAGAACTTCAAGGCCGAAGACGCCACACAGTACCGCGCCCTTGTCTGTCAGCAACAAAACCCGTGGGGCTATCCTGCCAAGGATCGCTCCGGTTGCCTCGAAGTCATCGAAGCTCCCGACCTCGGCGCCCTCCTGGTCAAAATCCGCGAAGGTAAGCGCGTCGACACGACCATCATCACCACTCTGCCCAAGCAGTAATCCAACCCAAACCCAAACCCAAGAAAACATCATGTTCTCCTCCACGTCCGGAGCCTCTGAAAAGAGCAACTCCCTCATCCCCAACGGCACGCTCGCCTTCGGCATCCTCAAGGTGCTCGAAATCAAGCGCAGCCAGAAGACCAACGGCGAGTACGCTCGCATCGAACTGATCATCACGGAAGGCGAATACGCCAACCGCCACATCTGGTCGATCATCATGAGCCCGCTTGACCGTAACAACGTCAACGAAGCCAACCGCAAGGAAGGCAAGGCTGACGGCGCCAAGATGGGCCTTGTCGCCCTGACCCGCATGTACGAGGCCGCAGGCCTCGTCGACTGGTCCAAGGGTGGCAACTACTCCCAGCTCGACAGCCTGTCGTTCCAGGAGTTGCTTGCCCAGCTCGATGGCCAGACCGTTGCCTTTAAGGTCAAGGTCGCCAAGGGCACCGAAGGCTACGAAGACAAGAACGAGATCGCGGAGTACCTCTCCCCGAACCCCGGCTCTGGTAGTGTCGTCGGCTGGCGCAAGCTCGCTGCCGATGGTGTCGCTCACATCGGTCAGCAGATCGAGAACGCGCCAATCGTTAAGCCCTCGTTCGTCGCCGGTCCTAGCCAAGCTCCCGCACCGAAGGCCGGCTCTGCCGGCCCCGCGTGGCTCAAGCGCCCAGGAGGTAATCCCTTCTAAGGTCGCAGGAAGTCCAAGGACGTCCACAGAAGGTTTGACGAGGCTTTAAAAACTCGTCAAACCTTCCTTCGTCTAGGGCCTCGATCTTTATCATTTTTAACGTGGCGTGGATATGCGGCCAAAAATGGCGTCGGTTCCATTCCGGCAACAATATCCTTTGTGCGTGATGCTCCGTTGGTAGCCTCTCCGCAAGCCCCACTTAAAACATGCAACTCAGACCCCGACAAAGGGAATTCGTAGACAAGTGCCTCAGGGCGCTTGAAAAGAACGGAGATACCGTAGGCGTGGCGCCGACAGGCGCCGGCAAGACGGTCATGCTCGCAGCTATCACCAAGGAGGTCGGAGGCCGATCCCTTGTTCTTCAACACCGCGTAGAACTCGTGACCCAGAACCGCCGCACGTTCGGCAGGATGGCTCCCGATGTTATAACGGACTTGTATACGGCTGACCGCAAGGAGTGGGCGACAGGCACGACCTTTGGAATGGTGCAGACCCTGTCTATGGACAAGAACCTGCTCACCATGCCCAAGCTGGACTTCATCGTCATCGACGAAGCCCACCACGTTGCCGCGCACAGCTACAAGAAGATCGTGGATAAGGCCATGGAGATCAACCCAGACGTCAAGCTGCTCGGAGTCACTGCGACCCCTGGTCGTGGCGACGGCAAGGGCATGATCGAGATGTTCTCTAATGTGGCCGATATCATCAAGCTCGGCGAGCTCGTAGCCGGCGGCTTCTTGGTGAAGCCTAGGTTCTTTGTCATCGACTGCTGTATCCGCGAGGAACTCAGCAAGGTCAGGGTGACGGCCAGCGACTTCGACATGGAGCAAGTGGCTGCTATCATGGACCAAAGTCCAGTGACCATGAAGGTCATCGAAGAGTGGAAGGACAAGGCAGGAGACAGGCGCACGGTCGTCTTCTGCTCTACCGTGCTGCACGCCCAGCATGTATGCTCCGCGTTCCAATCGTCTGGCGTCAAGGCTAATTGGATTTCGGGCGAGATGCCCATGCCGGACCGCATCGATATCTTGCAGCGCTTCGACAAGGGGCTCGTGCAGGTGGTCGTCAATGTGGCCGTGCTGACCGAAGGCTGGGACTGCCAGCCCGTGTCGTGCGTGGTGCTGCTGCGCCCGTGTAGCTACAAGAGCACCATGATCCAAATGATCGGGCGCGGACTACGCAAGGTAGACCCAGAGGTGTACCCTGGTATCGTCAAGGACGACTGCGTGGTGCTCGATTTTGGATACAGCCTGGTCAAGCACGGCTCGATAGAGGCCGGCGCCAGCATCAACGGGAGCTGTGAGGAGGATCAATTCCAGACGTGCCCTGACTGCGGAACGGTATGCCCAGCCAGCGAAGAGTTCTGCCCGATGTGCGACAAGCAACTCATCATACCGGTCGAGCCGGTAAAAGAAGACGAAGAAGAAAAGCTGCCCATGCCAATCAAGGTGCCGACCCTCGAAGACTTCAGGCTGCGCGAGGTCGAACTGCTGGACGCATCGCCCTACAAGTGGCAAGACCTATTCGATGGTCTCGCTACTGTCGCGAACGGCATGACCGCTTGGGCTGTGATCGTCTACTACAACGAAAAGTGGGTAGCCATTGGCAAGATTGACGACCCGCAGACCGGCAAGCGACCAGCGAGACTCCTGGCCATTTCGGGCAAGGAAAACCGCCCTGCGGCGCTCGCTTCCGCTGACGACTTCCTCCGTGAATACGGCGACGCAGAAGCCGCAAAGAAGACGAAGCGTTGGCTCACCCAGCCGGCTACGGAAAAGCAACTTCAGCTCCTGGGCTATGAACAGGTTTCTGCCTTCGGAGTCACAAAGTATCTTGCCTCATGCCAGCTTACTTGGCAATTCAATGAGCGCGAGATCCAGCGTCTCGTTTTGAAATCATGACCGAACTATTCAAGCCCGAAACAGTCAATCTGTTCTCTGAGGCGTTCGTCTCCCACGTTGATAATGCACTTATCAATAAGAGGGCGAGCCAACCAAAGCGACAGTATCTGGGCGCCTCCATGTGGGGCGAGACTTGTGAAAGGAAACTAGCATACATCTTCCATCAGCAACCTGAGGACGAAGGAACAGGCTTTAGTGCCAACATCCTGCGCATCTTCGACATGGGGCACGACTGCGAGGATCGCGTAGCCGAGTACGTCAAGGGCGCACGCTTCGAGCTGGTCACGCACAAGGCAGATGGCAGTCAGTTCGGGTTTGAAGCAGCCGAAGGCAAGCTGAAGGGTCACATCGACGGCGTGATCACAAGCGGACCTGCCTTTACTCAGTTCGAGTATCCTGTCCTGTGGGAGAATAAAGGGCTCAATAACAAGAGCTGGAACGATACGCTCAAGAAGGGCGTCAAGGCTTCCAAGCCCCTCTACTATTCGCAGGCACAGACCTACATGGCCTACATGGAGCTCACCAACGGTTGCATCTTCACGTTCCTCAACAGAGATAGCGGAGAGCTCGCATCCGAGTTCCTGCCCTTCGACGCCCGACAAGCCCAGGAGTCCAGCGACCGCGCCGTGCGCGTGATCCAGACCGCCAGCCCCATCGAGCTGTCCCGATGCACCAACGACCCGGCGGACTTCCGCTGCAAGTGGTGCAACTTTAAGAAGACCTGCTGGGACTCAGGTATCACCAGCGTAACCACCGAAGACACCCTACCGTTATGGCTAAGAAGAAAGTAAACAAGAAGGTCAAGAAGACCGGCATTTGCCTCGTCCGCAAGGTGCTCGACAACTACGTCGACATTGTTGGCGACGAAGAGATGCTTGTCGCGGATGGCTTCGATGAGGCCATTATCGGCGTCACCTACGGCTACGGCGATCAAGTCGTGGTGTATGATTGGGACGCGTGCATAGAGATACTCCGCAAGGACATGTCTCATGAAGACGCGCTTGAGCACATGGGATACAATGTCACCGGGGCTTACGTCGGAGAACGCACACCGCAGTTCGTCCGCTTCATCGACTCAATTCAAGACGAGTATGGAACCGGAAAATAAGCACAAGCGCGCGCGCTTTGAATACAAGGGCGTGTCTATGTCCTACTTCCGCATGGAACGCATCAAGGAGATTGCCCCGATGATCCAACGCGCCAACGACAATCGTATGACCATCCCGCAGGCCGCCAAGTGGCTAGGCTGGTCGACTTCCGCGCTCCGTAATTGGCTGCGCATCTTGGGCATGCATTGGCATGCCAAGCCGAAACGCACCGTGTACCGGCTGGACAAGGATGGCTGGGATGAGAAGATCAAGGCCATGCGTGAAAAGAAAGTATCTATCAACAAGATAGCCATGGAGCTTGGAGTCGGTCCTTGGAACATCTCGCGATACGTTCGCGACCACGGACTTCAATCCCGCGCCAGAAAGAACAGGGAGCAACTGTGAGCGACCTCATCATTGGAAGGGATGCGCTGAAGCTGCATCTCCAGGTAATCTTCGGCAAAATTCCCAAGTATGGATACATCAATGTCCGTGGCATCGGAGAGAAGGGCACGGATGGCGAGGGCGAGTTCCGCGAGGACAAGTTCATCGACCTGTCCGACTGCTCAGACCCTATCAGCGAAGTGTGGCGACATGTCGAACGCTGGTCTGAGTTCAACCGCGCAAGCTTTGTCGTGCCGGCCATCCTGTCGCAACCTCGCGGAACAAGCGAGAACGTCAGCGAGTTCCGATCCATCGTGGTCGACCTCGACTCCGGCGACATTGACGCCAAGCACGCTTTCTTAGGCAAGACCATCGGAGAGCCGACCGCTGTCGTGCTGTCCGGCGGTGAGATCGAAGGCATGCGTAAGCGCCACCTCTGGTGGTCGCTCATGGACCCGTGCAAGGACATTGAGGGCTACATCAAGCTGCGCGACGAAGTCGCCAAGAAGGGTGGAGGCGACATGCAGTTCGGCCTTGGCGTTGAGGGCAATCCGTTCGGCAGGGCTCACCAGCCTGTCCGTCTCGCCGGCTCTACGCACGGCAAGAACAACGTCATCAAGCAAGTCGCCATCAAGGTAGACACCACCAACGCCCAGGCATACGGCTTCGACCGCATCCGTGAACGCATCATCGTCCAGCACGCTGCCTTTGACGGCTCTACCGTGTCCGCAAGCGAGCCCATCTTCCGCGCCGAGAAAGCCCAGGTCGACCTGAGCGAGAAGGTCTATGAGGGTGGCGACGATGAGAAGAACCGCTTTAGCCAATTTAGCCGAGTGTGCGGCTTCTACATCAGCACCGTCAGACGTGGAGAGAAGACTTTGGAAGAAGCCAAGGAAGCCTTGTTCGGCTGGATGGAGGTCAACATGGTCCCGCCATGGCCCCTCCAACGCGCCGAACGTGAATGGCATGCCGTGCTCTCGCGCGACATGGCCAACCATGGCCCGATGCCCGAGCCCGTGAAGCCCATGATCGCGGACGGAGACGGCCTCGAAGTGTGGGCTGCCCACCGCTGGTCTATGTCTGAGAAGCCCAAGCGCCGCTTTCTCGTGGACAACCTTATCCTCGCCGGCAAACACCAACTGCTCGTCGCCGAAGGCGGCGCAGGCAAGACATTCCTGATGCTCGACCTTGCGATCAAGGTGGCGTCCTATGAGCCAGGTGAGAAGCTTGAATGGTGCGGTTCGCGTGTCAGCGAAGGCGGCACCGTTGTCATCCTCACGACCGAAGACGACAAGGACGAGCTCCACATCCGACTGCACGATATCGACCCCGGCAACCGAAGGGAGAGCGCTGGCGATAAGCTGATCATCTTCCCCACCATTAACTCCGGCGGTGCGTTCGCTATCACCGAGGTCGATGCAAGGACAGGGGAGGCGAAGCCTTCCCGACGATGGGCCGAGTTCATGGCACTGCTCCGCAGGCTTCCCGACTTGAAGCTGGTAGTGGTCGACACCCTTAACAGCACGCTCCACGGCGAGGAAAACTCCGCCACCGTGATCAATGAGTTCGTCCGCGTAGCCTCTCAGGTATGCGGAGACCTTGGTGCTGCCCTGGTGCTGACCCACCACATCCGCAAGCAAGGCGACGAACCTATCCGTGGGGTCGAAGACATGAAGTCCAGCATCCGAGGCTCATCCGCGCTTCCCGCCGCCTTCCGTGCCGTCATTGGCATCTGGCATTGCTCCGACTACGACCGCAGACTGACCGCCATGGGCTTACCGCCTAAGCGCGGACTCCTGTGGAAGATGGCGGTCGTCAAGGCCAACAACCCGGAGATGTTCGATGGAGAGCGTACCCTGCTACGCTCCGACTCCGGCCTGCTTCTTGACGTCAGCGACCGCGATCAGTTCTCCGTTGTCAACATGGGCGAACGCCACGCTTGGCTCGTCCTCGCCATCGAACAGGCGGCCTTCAATGGCCATCCTTACTCAATCGAAGGCAAAAACGCCAAGTCCGGCCTCTATCGTCGACGCGCCGAGCTACCGCAGGTGCTCCGACAGGTCGGCCCTGGGGAGTTCCAGCACCTCGTGGACGACATGCTCAGTCGCAATCTCGTCGTATCGGCCTCCGCGCAAGGCGGGAAGGAGAAGAAGTGGCTCGATATCCCGACCGGCCCTATTGCTCGCGACACCGAAGGCGCTCACTTGACCTCCGGCGCCTACCGCCCGCCGAATTGGGATCAATGGGAATACGACCCCGTAATGAATGTTTGCATCTGACTTGCCATGTTCAAAAGCAAATTCAAATTAATGCCGAACACCATCATGTACCGAGATATCAAAACCGAAGACCTGTACCTTCGTATCAACGAGCTGTTTGATGAAGTCGTCATGTTGCGCGTAAAAGTCGCAACCAGAGACGAGCACGTCAGCGCCGAGATTAACGAAGTCGTCCAGGAGAACAACACGCTGCGCGATCGGCTCAAGGAATCAAACCACGAAGTCCTCGTAAGGGGTAAGCGTATCACCGACCTTGAAGCCCAAATCGAACGCATGGACCAGGAGGCATCCCGATGACTCCCAAGCAATCAAAACGCAATGAAATCAAGGAGCTCTACAAGCTTCTGGATAAGGCCAACGAAAAGGCCATGCGCATGACCAAGGTAGACGAAATCAAGGAGCACCTCCACCGCGTAGCCGAGATCCGCATGCGCATCTCCGTGCTCGAAGGGGAGATCAACTACTGATGCGACACGTCGCAAGCCTCCTCTTGAGCGTAGCAACCGTAGGTGCCGAGTCAGTCCCCGAAAGGTGGATTGACGCCATTCAGATCATAGAGTCTGGTGGCGAAGCCAACCCCGATGCAGCCATTGGGGACGGGGGCAAGGCCAGGGGGCGATTCCAATTTCACAAGTCCGCATGGGAAGACTGCTCCAAGGTCCGCAAGGATAATAAGGAGCGCGTCTACCCCTACGCCAAGGCCAAAGACCCCGTGATCGCACGCGAGTATGCCCGGACGTGGCTCACCCACCTCCGGCGCCGGCTCACCGCGCGTATCGGACGGCCTGCCGATGCTGCCGAGACTTGGCTGCTCTACAACCTGGGCTGGGCCGGCTTTGAGCGCTTCGACTTCCACTACGCCCTTGTGCCTCCCGCCAAGTTTGAGAAGGCCCTTGCCGTACTTAACCTATCCCGATGACCGATAAACCTAACCCCCTCCCCCTAAAGTTCAAGGACAAGGAGAAGCTATGGAAGGGCCCCCTGAAGATCACTTCTGAGGGCTCGTCCGAACTAACCGAGAAGCAAGCTGCTTTCTCCCGCTTCTATGCGTCAAATGGCGGCAATGGGGCACAAGCTGCTCGCGACGCCGGCTATTCCGAGGCTAACGCCAAGGACCAGGCCAGCGAACTCCTGGCTATGCCCAAGATACGCGAAGCCATCGAGATCAGCCGCGATATCTCCATCAAGACGTCCGGCGCCTCAAAGGCATGGTCGGTGATCGACTCCCTCATGACAGACCCTTCTGCGCCCGCCCAGGTTCGCTTCCAGGCCGCGAAGTGGACCCTGGAGGCATCAGGGCATGGACTGAGCGCTGTCGCCGCCTCCTTGCACCTGGGGATGAAGCGCAGCGGCAAGCTGCTGTCCGAGATGAGCGTCTCCGAGCTAGAAGAGTTCATCCACCGAGGGCGAGCTACCTTCGACCACATGAAGACCACCGTCAGCACCGTGA